CTTTTATATTCTTACCAATGTTTGACATAAGTTTCACCACCTTCCGTGAATAGATAATACCACTATTTGCATTTTAAATCAACAATTTTGCAAAAACCTGTTGACAAATAATCACACAAGTATTATATTGAAATCGTGATTTGAAATCAACAAATAAGAAAGGGGGGCAAACGGATGACCAACACGGCTGAACTTGAAAAAATTATTGCTGAATCCGGTTTGAAAAAAAGCTATATTGCAAAAACAATAGGCCTTTCAAGACAAGGATTTAAGAACAAATGTGAAAACAAGACACCTTTCACATCAAAACAAATCAGTGGACTTTGCGAGATATTAAACATCACAAAGTTGACTGATAAAGAGCGTATTTTTTTTGCTAAGGAAGTGATTTAAAATCAACAAAAAATGATGCTAAAGGACGAAAAATGAAAAGAAGGGCTGAAAAATGAATGAAGATTTACTTTTGACGGTGCCGGAAGTGGCAAAAGTTTTGAAAACCAATGTTGACTATGTATACAAGCTTCAGAAGTCAGGGCTTCTTAGGTTCCTGAAGATTGGAAGGCTGAAATGCAGAATGTCAACCTTGAAGGAATTCCTTGCAAAGTATGAAGGCTGTGATTTGAGTGATCCATTCAATGTGCAGCCAATTACAGAAGGGAGTGAAGAAACCGAATGAAGAAACACAGTGACTTGATTGGCATTGGAATTGGTGCCTTGATTGCTACATCCTTTGTGTTGCTTGCAGCCAATACCCAGGAAACCACAGTGAAAGCACAGACAGAAACACCGGCAGTGATTGAAAAAGCCGTGGTGGTTGAATTACCGGAACCGGAACCTGAAGAACCTGAAACCATATCACTTGGAGAATTCCGGCTGACAGCATTTTGTAGCTGTCAGCGGTGCTGTGGGAAATGGGCATTGAATAGGCCTGTTGATGAAGCAGGAAATCAGATTGTGATTGGTGCAAGCGGTGAAAGGCTGATTGCAGGTGTCAGCATTGCGGTTGATAAGGAAGTCATTCCTTATGGAAGCACAGTGGTGATAAATGGCAAGGAATACATAGCACACGATTGTGGCGGTGCCATTAAGGAAAACAGAATTGATGTCTACTTTGAAAATCATCAGGAAGCGGTGAAATTCGGTGTGCAGTATGCAGAAGTATTTATGAAAGAAAGGGGTGAATGAAATGGATGAAAAGCTGATTTATAGTGGACAGGCCACTGTTGAAGATTTATGCCGGTTGCATGAATTGGGTTATGAATTTGTCATTGAAGATGGGGTGATCACAAATGTTCATAAGAACTGATAACCCGGTTGCGGATTGGGATGCATATTGTGCTGAAGAAGAAAGAGAATTGGAAAGGCTTCCAAAGTGCAGTGAATGTGGGGAACGCATCACGGATGATGAATGTTGGGTGGTCAATGATGAAATATATTGCCCGGAATGTGCTGAAAAGAACTTCCGCAAATGGACTGAAGATTACATGAAAGAGTAAGCACAAAAGATACCTACACAAAAAAATGAAAGGTATCTATATGGTCAGAAATTTTTACATAAAAGGAAGCATTGATGGAAGAAGAACAAATCTTTCAGGTGGACCTGGAAGGAAAGATGGTGGAATGGTTCTGACACTTACACAGAGGAACAACAACAGCATTGAAAAATGTGCATCCATTGAATGCTTTGCTGATGGGGATGAATTAAAAACCATCATTTATGACAAAGCCGGGAATGTTGTTTTTGAAAACATAACAAACCGTTAGAGAGGAGAAACACACATGTGGAAATTAACAGTATATCAGAACAAAAAGTTTGATAATTGGACGGCTGAAGAACAGATTGTTTTTGAATCAGAAAAGCTTTTTGAACTGCTTGATATTATCTGCAATTTATCAAAGAGCAAAGCACCTGAAAAGACATGGTACAAGCTTGAAGAAATTGAAAAGGAAGGTGAAGGAAGATGCAGTTCAGAAAATTAACGGCAGAAGAAATTGATTGCAGGATTTCCATTTGCAATCAGTGGGGTGTTGGGCTTCTTTTATATAAGGATGCCCGGTGTGATCAGAATATCCTGGATGAAGCTGTTGGGCCTATGAATTGGCAGCGGCACCACAACCGGGATAATGCCAATTGTATTGTGTCCATTTGGGATGAATTCAAGAAGCAGTGGGTTGAAAAAGAGGACACCGGCACAGAATCCTTCACTGAAAAAGAAAAAGGGCTTGCATCTGATTCTTTCAAAAGGGCCTGCTTCAATTGGGGCATTGGAAGGGAACTCTACACGGCACCTGACATGTTCGTGAATAAGAAGGACCTGAAAACCCTTGAAGAATCTGAATGGCAGGGCAAGAAGAAATACACCTGCAAGGACACCTTCAAGGTGACAGAAATTGAATATGTGGAAGATAGGATTGTCTATGTGAAGGTGCTGAACACAAAAAACAATACTTACATTGAATTTGGACAGCCTGCCCAGGAACACACAGAACAGAAAAAGATTGAAAAATCAGTCATTTCTGAAGTGAAACTGAAAGCCCTGCTTGCAAGGTGTGACAAGGAAGGTGTTGACACAGGCAAAATCCTGACACTTTACAAGGTTAGCAGTTTGGCAGACCTTACAGAAAAGCAGTATGCAAACATCAATGAGCATTGGGAAAAAATCAAGGGGTAGTTGCTTATGGAATTCACAGGACAGATTCAGAATGTGTCAAGGGATTGGCAAACAGGACAGTATCACATCACATTCACAGTGAATGAAGGCGGTGCAATCAATGAGGTGAACAACATCAAGGATTGTGAAAAATTGAGCATCCGGGCGGTGAAGTACAGAAACAGAAGAAGCCTGGATGCCAATGCATACATGTGGGTACTGCTTCAAAAGATGGCTGATTCCCTACACCGTGACAAGTGGGATATATACCTTGACATGCTTGGAAGGTATGGGGTATTCACCCACATCATAGTGAAGCCACATGTGGTGGAAAAAGTCAAGGAAGAATGGAGAGCCGTGAAGGAACTTGGTGAAGTGTGTGTGAATGGCACCACAGGGATTCAGCTTCAGTGCTATTTTGGATCATCCACCTATGACAGCAAGGAAATGTCAGTGTTGATTGATGGGGTTGTATCTGAAGCAAAGGACCTGGGCATTGAAACCCTTCCACCGGAAGAATTGGAAAGGATGAAGGCACAATGGGGAAAGTGAAAAGGCTGCACAGTGTATTCACAGATGATATGGACCATTGCATGTTCACCGGAACTGCACCTGTGGAAAGGCATCACATCTTTGGTGGACCAAACAAAAAGAGAAGTGAGAAATTCGGCTTTATTGCCCCATTAAGACCTGATTTACACCCTAATGGAGTATTTGCCGGGAAGGATGCAAAAGCCGTTGATTTGGCACTAAAAACAAAGGCACAGGCCTATTATGAAGAACATTATGGAACAAGGGAAGATTTTATCAAAGAATTTGGAAAATCGTACTTGTAGAAAGGAAAAAACAAAAGATGAAAATTGGGTTGATTGATGTTGATGGTCATAATTTCCCCAATATACCATTGATGAAGTTGTCCGCATGGCACAAAGCACAGGGTGATTCTGTGGAATGGCATGATCCAATGTTTTCAGGACACATGGACAAGGTGTACATGTCAAAAGTTTTCAGCTTTTCACCTGATTATCAGTATCATGTTGATTCTGATGAAATTGTGAAGGGTGGCAGCGGATATTGCATCAGCCTTGTGGATGGCAAGGAAGTCTTTGATAAGTCAAAAGACATTGAACTGCCACATGAAATAGAACACATTTATCCTGATTATTCACTGTATGGAATAACAGATACAGCCTATGGCTTTTTGTCAAGGGGATGCCCAAGAGGGTGTTCGTTCTGCCATGTGGAAGCAAAGGAAGGCCGAGCATCAAGGAAGGTTGCTGATTTGCATGAATTTTGGAATGGACAAAAAAACATTGTCCTGTGTGATCCAAATATTCTTGCATGTAAGCAGTGGAAGGACCTGCTGCAACAGCTTATTGACAGCAAAGCATGGGTGGACATCAACCAAGGGCTTGACATCCGGCTAATGACAGAAGAAAAGGCTGAAATGCTGAAACAGGTGAAGATGAAGCAGTTGCACTTTGCCTGGGATAGATACCAGGACAAAGACATGATTCTTCCAAAATTCAAGATGTTCAAAGATATATCAGGAATCAATGAAAGAAACTTGATTGTGTATGTGCTTTGTAATTTTGACACAACCATTGAAGAAGATTTGGAACGGATATACACCTTGCGTGAAATGGGATATTGGGCTTATGTGATGCTTTATGACAAAGAACACATTCCAAAAGGCCATGAATTGCGGAAGATGGCAAGGTGGGTGAATAACAGATTTATTTTTGCGAAATGCAAAACATTTGAAGAATATCAAAAACAATAAAGAAAGTGAGGAAAAAACATGAACAAAGTAATTTTAACAGGAAGATTGGTGGCTGATCCGGAAGTGAGATATTCCCAGGGAACAGAACCTATTGCAATTGCAAGATACAGATTGGCAGTAGACAGAAGATTCAAAAGAGAAGGTGAGCAGGGTGCAGATTTCATTCCCTGTGTTGTATTCGGAAAACCTGCTGAATTTGCAGAAAAGTATTTCAAGAAGGGCATGAAGATTGGTGTTGTGGGAAGGATTCAGACCGGCAGCTACACCAACAATGATAATCAGAAAGTATACACCACAGATGTGATTGTGGAAGAACAGGAATTCTGTGAAAGCAAAGCAAACAATGAAACACATGCCAATGAAGCACCTGCACTTGCATCTGAAGAAGATTTCATGGATGCATCCCAGGAAGAACTTCCGTTCAAGTAGGGGGGACATATAATGGCAGACTTTGAAATCATCCGCAATGGTTCAGGATATGTGGATGTAACAGCATATAAGGCAATTACAAGTTATCAGAAAGAGGTTGAAAAGATGGAATATAACCGTGGAGAAATTTATGAATATGAAATGAATAATGGCATGGGCATCAAGAAAGCCCTGATTGTATCTGCAAACTTCCGCAATGGATATGGATATTTGAATATCATTGTCCTGACAGATGAAGAAAAAAGGGATGCATACACAGTTCCCATTGTGTGCAGTGGAATGATGTATGCAGATTGTGCAATGGTGTCATTCGGCAGAAAACATCAGCTTGGCAACTATATCAGAACCGCAACAGATGCGGAAATGAAGCAGATTGATGAAGGCATTGCCAAGTGCCTGGGCATTGAACAGAAAACAGTGGAAGTGCCTGTTGAAAAGATTGTGGAAGTACCTGCACAATATCCTGCTGAAACCCATCTTAAAACAGCGGAAATGTTGGCAAAGGCAAAAACAGAAGCCGGAATTTACAAAGATTTATATGAACAGCTTCTTGCCAAAATGATTGGATAGGTGGTGTGAACATGGCAATCAACAGCAAACAGAAGGGTGCAAGATTTGAAAGACATCTTGCCGACTTGTTCCGTGATTATGGCTACACAGATTCAAGAAGAACAGCACAGTATTGTGGCAACACCGGTGATGCATCAGATGTTGTGGGCCTTCCTGGAATACATATTGAAGCAAAGCATCAGGAAAGAATGCAGTTGTATGATTGGATGGAACAGGCAAAAAGGGATTCCAAGGGAAGTGGAAACTTCCCTGTGGTATTCCACAAGAAGAATAATGCAGAAATCCTTGTGACCATGCGGTTTGAAGATTGGATGGGCATATACAAGGAATGGGAAGCATCACAGACATTGAAAGGCGGTGCAGGGAATGAGTAAAGCAAAGGAATTACAGACTACACAGGATGTTGTGAAAGAAATCCTTGAAACCTGTGAAATGGCAAGAAACAGTGACATGGCATTGTATGTCAAGGTGTGTGAAAAAATCAATCCGGCTGTATTATGCAAGCCTTTTTGGGTGGTCCTTGTATCCCTGAAGGAATACAACCTTCCGAACATTGAAACGGTCAGAAGAACAAGGCAGAAACTTCAGGCAGCATTCCCTGAACTTGCAGGAGATAGCAAAGTGGAAGCACAGCGGATGTTGAATGAAGAAGCATTCCGGGCTTATGCAAAGGGGGTTGTGTGATGGCTGATGTCAAATGGATCAAGATTACAACGGATGTGTTTGATGATGAAAAGATTCTTTTGATTGAAAGCCTTCCGGATGCCTATGCAATCATTGTGGTGTGGTTCAAGCTTCTTTGCCTTGCCGGGAAACAGAACAACAGCGGTGTATTCATGATGGGGAAGATTGCATATACAGACAAGATGCTTGCAACCATCTTCAGAATGAAGGAATCAACAGTCACAATGGCACTTCAGACTTTTGAACAGTTTGACATGATTGAAATTATTGATGGTGTTATCACCATTCCGAACTGGGGAAAGCACCAAAACTTGGATCAGATGGAAAACCGGAAGGAATTTATGCGGAATTATATGCGTGAATATCGTGAAAAACAGAAGGCTTTAACATGTAAACCTAACAGTAAACCTAACAGTAAACCTAATGTTAGACAGGCAGATAAAGAAGAAGAAAGAGAAGAAGAAAAAGAAAAAGATAATAATATATTATCCGCTTCTTCCGAACCGGAACCTGCACCCAAAAAAGTGAAGCATAAATATGGTGAATACAAGAATGTGCTTCTGACTGATGAAGAATTGCAGAAATTAAAGACTGAATATTCTGATTACAAGGACCGCATTGAAAGATTATCTTGTTATGTGGAAAGCACCGGGAAAAGGTATAAAAGCCATTATGCAACCATTAGGAATTGGGCAAGGAAGGATGCAGAACAGAAGCCTGCAAGAAAAGAAATGGTGCCTTCTTGGATGTCAAAAGATAAAACAGATTATGGTGACATGGATGCCTTGGAAAAGGAATTGCTTGGTGAAAATGAACCTGATCCGGCATTGGAAGAAAGAATCAACGCATTAAAAGAGAGATTAGGAAGGGAGAATTGAGAAGATGGAAAATTCAATATCAAGAAAAAAGTCTTTTGACAGCACATACATGAATAAAATCCGTGAAGAATGGAGTCAGGCCTGCAAACGGCTGAAAAATAGCGGATATGACCTTTCAAAAATTGAAATAATCAGAGAGGAACAGGGATGATGAAAGCAAGAACATATTTGGAAAGGATAAAGAAGATTGATGCCCACATTGATGCCCGAATTGACGAGATTGCAACCTTGGATGCACTTGCCAAAAGGACAACATCAGTGATGGGGGAAGAAAG